GGAGATGCAGCAATCGGTTCTTCTGTAAACGGGAGTGCACTGCAAGGCGGATCGCTTACTCCGACCTCAACAATGGGCGGCGGTGGCGGCGGCGGATATTTCGGCGGCGGCTCCGGCATTTACCAGAGCGACGACCAAGTGTCGGGCGGTGGCGGTGGTTCTGGAAGAGTTAATGCGACTTACATCTCCAGTGGCACGCTAACTGCAGGCAGCGGAACGACCCCCGGCAACAGCGGAGACGCCAATCGTTCCGGAGCCGGGACAGGCTCTTCCACTGCTGCGACTGCAGGGTCCAACGGAAGGATTTACATCTCTTGAGCCTCGACATCGACCGCATAACAAAATCTGTCGGCGCAGTCACCGCAGTTTTTGCGATGATCGGTGGAGGCTACACTGCAACCGACAAGCTCGGGTTGTTCCGCAAACCAATATTGGAATGGTCTCCGGAACATTTCACAATCACAGATGGTCCTGCTAGCGGAGATTTCTCGGTTGTCGCAGCACGTCGCAAAATTCGCGACGATTGCTCCGTCGAACAGTTCCGGCTCGAGGTGCGCGATTCTCGCTACATCGTCCACAAAGCAAATCCCTCCATCGCTACGTTCTCCGGTCCGGCGAATGAAAAGGTTGACAAATTTGGATATGCGATAACAATCGACAATCCAGAGAAAGTCGCAGTTGGGCGCGCAACGCTCCTCGCACGCATCAAATACAAATGCCCTGAAGGCGAGGTTCTGATAAGCTATCCAGATCACGCCAATCTAACATTCAACATAACAAAGTAGGAGCAGCGACATGCGCATGTCTGCCGATGGCTTAGCCCTTGTGAAAGAATTTGAAGGTCTTCGCTTGAAAGCATATCGGTGCCCTGCTGGCATCTGGACGATCGGCTATGGGCACACCTCCTCTGCCGGAGAGCCGAATGTTTCTCCAGATCTCGTCATCACGAAGGAAGAAGCTGAAGCGATCCTGCGCAGGGATATGATTCAGTATGAAAAGGGTGTTGAGAAGCTCGTGAAAGTCGAGTTGACGCAAGGGCAGTTCGATGCTCTTGTCGACTTTGCTTACAATGCGGGTGTTGGTGCGCTGGCGAAATCTACGCTGCTCAAGAAAGTTAACGCTGGCAAATTCGACGAAGTTCCTGCCGAGTTCATGAAGTGGACGAAGGGCGGGGGCAAAGAGCTCCCGGGTCTCGTGCGGCGCCGCCGCGCAGAAGTCAAATTGTGGCGCGGTCTTGAAACTGCCCAACCTGTCTGCAATGACGAAGCCCGCACAGAGCCTGATCTCCCGGCTCCCAAGAAGTCTATCGTTCAGTCGAAAGAGGCGAACGGTGCTGTCATCGCCGGTGGCGCTGGCGCTATCGCAGTTGTGCAGGAAGTTATGCCAATCGTGAAAGAGGGTGGGGACATCCTGTCTGCGATGAGTACAACGGCTATCGTGTGTCTCGTGATCGTGGTAGCTGCGGGCGCAATCTGGTATTTCCGCAAGCAGCGGCTTGACGAGGAGGGTTCATGATTGGACTTTTGTTCAGCCCACTCGGGCGCTACATCGCCATTGGCGGAATAGTCATCCTAGCGATCGGAGCGGCATACGTCAAAATCCGCTCTGATGCAATTGCTGAAATACAGGCTCAGGCAACCCAAGATGCTTTGAGGAGAGTCCAAGATGCGATCAATGCTGGTGATAATGCCGCTGTTAGTCCTGAGCGGCTGCTCGAAAATGACGGGCACCGTCGAGACTAATACGACAGCTTGTGCTGTTTGGAGAGATATCTCTTGGTCGTCGAAAGACACCCCGCAAACCATAACTGAGATAAAAGTCAACAATGCTCGTCGAGATGGGTTCTGTCAAGGTGCCAAATAGGTGCCTAAAAACAGTTTCCTTGGAAGCAATTTCAAGGCAATAATAGAACAATCCATCCGACGCATGCTGTAGCAGCTGCTATCTCGAAAAGAGGTCTAAATGAGCTACACCATGACGTACGATAGCTTGCTGGAGGATCTCCGGCGCTATCTGGAACGTGGGTTCACTGCAGAGAGCGACCAGATCGTTTATGAGCAGTTGCCACGCCTCGTCACGCTGGCTGAACGACGCATCGCGCGCGAGCTGAAGATCGAGGGGTTCATCACCCCTGTGACGACCCCTCTTCAGGCTGGCCTCCCTGTTTATATGAAGCCAGACCGCTGGCGTGACACCGTCTCGATGACAGTCGACAATGTGCCAATCTTTGCTCGTTCTTATGAGTACATTCGGTCCTATTGGCCGGACGAAGCGGAAACTGGCACCCCGCAGTTCTACGCAGATTACGACTATCAGCACTGGATCCTCGCTCCGACGCCTGCTTCTGCCCAGACTCTTGAGATCCTCTATTACCAGCAGCCTCCTTTGCTCGGTGATGACTTCCAGACGAACTGGCTGACGGAATACGCTCCGGACCTTTTGCTTTACGCTTCTCTGCTTGAAGCCACCCCATTCCTGAAAAATGACGAACGGATCACGACATGGCAGTCCATGTATGATCGCGCAGCTCAGGCCATCTCTGGCGAGGATCTGAAGCGCATCATGGACCGTTCTGCCAATAGGAGCGAAGCCTAATGACGACGTACACTAGCGTCTTCGGAGGCGCAAACATCTATCCGGCAGAGATCAGCTACAGCGCAATCGCTCTGTCTGCGAACGTTACGCTGAGTTGGCCGGAGGAAACTTCGACCAGCGAGAATCTCGCGACTCGGATCATCGACATTTCCGCCGCGTCGGCAGGTTACAGCATTTACCTCCCGGCAGCGAACAAGACTGGCACCGGTCAGACAATCCTTTTCAACAACACTGGCGCTGAAACGATCACGATCCGCAATGCTGGCGGAACACAGGTCGTGACGGTGGCTGCTGGAACGCTCTGGCAGGTTTACCTGACCAACAACAGCACTGCCAACGGAACATGGCAGTCCCTTCAGTACGGAGCTACGACTTCTACGGTCAATGCCTCCTCACTGGCTGGCACTGGCATTGTCGCTGTTGGTACGCTGCTCAGCCAGTCTGTGCCGATCACGACCTTCAACAGCAACTACACGGCTGGCGCATCCGACCGCGCAAAAATGTTCGTGTGGACTGGCGCTGGCGGAACATTCACGCTGCCTGCGGCTGCGAGCGTCGGCGACAACTGGTTCGTTTATCTGCGCAACAGCGGCTCAGGCGCGATTGATGCCGATCCAACTGGTTCGCCGACGATCGATGGTCTTTCGTCCCTCAGCTTCCAGCCGGGGGAAAGTGCGATCATCGCAACCGATGGCAGCAATTTCTACACGATCGGGTTCGGCCAGAGCGCAACATTTGCGTTCGACTATACGGTGATCGATGTCAGCGGGACTGGCAACTACGTTCTCAGCGGCTCGGAACTCAACCGAATCGCTTACAAGTTCGTTGGCACGCTGACCGGCAACCGGAACATCATCGTCCCCTCGACTGTTCAGCAGTACTGGGTCAATGACGAGACGACCGGCGCGTACACGTTCACTGTCAAAACAGCCGCGGGCACCGGGATCAACTTTACGTCTGGCCAGCGCGCGATCGTCTATTGCGATGGAACGAACGTCGTTGACGCCGACTCTTCTTCGCTTTCTCTGCCTGTGGGCATCAGCGACGGTGGCACAGGTGCAACGACCGCCTCTGCCGCGAGAATCAATCTTGGGGCGACGGCTGTCGGCGACGCCATTTTCACTGCAGCCTCGACAGCTGCGGCGTGGTCGACGCTCGGCAACATTCCGACGGTTGACGGGGGCACGTACTAATGCCCGATTCAACTCTGATCCTACGGTCGAAAGCAGGCATCAAACGTGATGGCACGAAGTTTGATGGCGATTTCTACACCGATGGACAGTGGGTCAGGTTCCAGCGCGGTCTGCCGAGGAAGATTGGCGGCTATCGCTCGATCAACAAATACTTGAGCGAGATCTCGCGCGGGTTCACCACGTACACTCAGCAGCTGTTGCAGTATTGCCATTCTGGCAGCGCGACTAAGCTCGAACGGTTTACAATCGACAACACAAAGAACAGCTCGATCATTACCGACAGAACGCCTGCGACGCTGACGAGCAGCGCGCTGAATCAGTGGATGTTTCAGTACATGTACGATTCTTCGGGTTCTGCGAACTCGATCATCGCGCATGTTTCTCCGAATCTCGATTGCACCTGCAACGACGAAGGCGGTCAGATATTCATCGGCGACAATCTCGGCACTGCTGCGCTGACTGAGATCACGATGAACCCGAGCGGAAATGCTACGGGCGGAATCGTCGTACTTCATCCGTATCTTTTCTACTACGGCTCCGACGGTGTCATTGGTCATTCGGTCGAAGGCGACCCAACCGATCTCACCGGGGCAGGCAGCAACATAACTCGCCCTTGGGGCCAAAAGATCATCAAAGGCATGCCGCTGCGTGCAGGTTCGGGCTCTGCTCCGGCAGGTCTGTTTTGGGCGTACGATGCAGTCATCCGCGCATCTTTCAGTGGCGGCGCGACGACATTCCAGTACGACGTGATCGCGACTGACACATCGATCATGAGCAGCCAGTGCGTCGTCGATTACGACGGTGTTTTCTTCTGGGCTGGCGTCGATCGGTTCTTCATGTTCAACGGTGTTGTGCGCGACGTTCCAAACCAGCTCAACATAAACTATTTCTTGGATGGTCTGAATCGAAACCAGCAGAACAAGGTATTCGCGTTCAAAGTTCCGCGATACGGCGAGATCTGGTGGTGCTATCCGCGCGGCGATGCAACCGAATGCACCCACGCGATCATCTACAATGTTCGCGAGCAGACTTGGTACGACACTGAGCTGCCTGCTTCTGGGCGTGCGTCTGGGCAGTTCAACAACGGGTTCGCTGCACCGCTGCTGACGGACTGTGTTCCGACCGCTTCCGGCTATCGGGTTTGGATTCACGAGCAAGGTGTCGACGAGATCGATGGCCAGTACGTTTATCCGGTGCAGTCTTATTTCGAGACGGCCGATCTTTCGTCGCTGCCGAATGGCAAAAACAGCTACCTGCGCATCACGAGCATCGAGCCAGATTTTATCCAGCAAGGCGACATGACTGTTCAAGTCACCGGCCGAGCGAACGCTCGCGCGCCAGAAGTTTACAGCTCTGTGTTTACTTTCCCGGAAAGTGCCAACACCCCGCACGAGCAGATCGTGATGCTCAAAGAACAGCGGCGCGAGTTGCGCGTCAAGTTCCAATCTTACACAGTCGGCGGCGACTATCAAATGGGCCAGATTATCGGCCACATTGATACAGGCGACAAAACGGTGCTCGGATGATCAGGATCACCTTGCCAACCAATCTCGGGCTTTTCGACTGGGCCAACCAGATTGCGCTGGACTTGGATCCTTATGGCTCGTTTGGGCGGCTGGACAACGAGAGCGAATGGCAGAACTGGGCGATGCAGTTCTTGAATAACACAACCCTCGGAAGGAACTTCCCTGATCCGTATGGGTTCGAAGATTGGGAAGATTGGGCGGAGCGTTTCTGCCAAACGCTGATGTGATAGGTGGAATGATGGACAGAGCTCAAATTACTCAGCTCGCGAATCGCGACCCCAAGTTTCCGCAGGCTGTGGACGTCATGGAGGAGCAGCTCGCTCGTGAGCCTGTTGTTCCTGAAGACATGGATGAGATCATCCAAGTTCTGGAATTCATTCTTCAGAACCCTGACAAATACGCAGAGATCCGAGACGCTGCGATCAAAGACGGTGAGATCGACGAGGACATGCTTCCTCCGCAGTTCAACCGTACGCTGATCGTATCACTGCTCGTCGCGCTCTACGGTCTGCAAGACCGCATGACCGAAAAGGGATACGCGCGCGGTGGCCTTGCGGTGGCCGCTCGTCGGGTAGCAGCGGCTGGTCGGGGCGGTGACACCGAGCTCGCCCACATCAACCGCAGGGAAGCCGAAATGCTGCGGCGCGCGGGTGGCTCCGGGCGCATCAATCCGGAGACAGGCCTCCCTGAATACAAGTCGTTCTGGAAGTCGATCCTCGGGGCGGTTCTTCCGATCGCTCTTTCGTTCATTGCCCCCGGCATCGGAACTGCCATCGGAACCGCTCTGGGCGCGTCTGGGACGATGGCGTCCGCTCTCGGCAGCGCAGTCATCGGTGGCGCATCGTCGGCTCTGACGGGCGGAAATCCTCTGCTTGGTGCGGCTCTTGGCGGCATCGGTGGTGGGTTCGGGCAGATGGCCGGTGGAGCTCTGAACAGCGCACTCGGTCTCAATCTCAGCCCAGCGGTCCAAGGCTTGGTTGGTGGCGGATTGCTCGGTGCAGGTGCTGGCGCTCTGACCGGCGGTGGCAAGGGCGCCCTTATGGGTGCGCTGATGGGCGGTCTTGGGTCTGGCATTAATGCTATGGGCCAGACGTATGGGCCGGAAGGAACAACCGGCGAGCCGGGTTATTCTGGCAATGCTGGCAAAGCGATCGAAGGCGCGGGCCAAGACTTCATGAAGGCTGACTACGATCAGCTCGTGGCACAGGGTCAGGCTTCGCCGGGTCAGAATTTGACAGGGGTTGCGAAAGCAACTTCTGCAGCCGCAGCCGCTTCGCCTTCCAAGTCCGTTCTGGATTCGATCAAAGCGGATGTCGGCAACCTTTTCGGTGGCGGCGAAAAGGGATCGATGCTTGGCTCTTTGACGCGGCTCGCTCCTCTGGCGTTGGCTGGCGGATCGTTCTTGAGCAAGCCACCGGATGTCGATGCGGCAGTCTCGAAACTGTCTCCTGAGCAGCAGGAGTATTTCAACCGTCCTTCTGTCTCGTGGGATTGGGAAAAGCTCCAAGGCGACGCCAACAGAGCGAACCTCTCGCTGCCTGAATACATGTCTCGTTATTGGCCTCAGATTACGTCTGGAGCCTACAACAAAGAGCCTGTGCAGGTTGCTTCGGCAGAGAATCCGACCACACAGATGGCACAAGGCGGTCTCAGTCGCATAGCCTATCTGGCTCGTGGAGCTGGCACCGGGCGCAGCGACGAGATCCCTGCCCGCCTCTCGGACGGTGAATACGTGATCGACGCAGAAACTGTTGCGATGATCGGCGATGGTTCGACCGACGCTGGATCTCGTCGTCTCGATGAAATGCGGAAAGCTGTTCGCAAACACAAAGGGAAGGCTCTCGCAAAGGGCAAGTTCAGCCCTGACGCGAAATCGCCCCTCGCTTATCTCAAAGGAGTTGCCTAATGGCTAGCTTGTTCCAAGGTTCGCCGCAGACGGCGACTTCCTATGCCACCTCGACGAGCGAGACTCCGAAGTGGATGCAGGATGCGATCTACAATCAGATCCAGTGGGCGACGAACATCGCCAACACACCTTATCAGAAGTATACGATGCCGACCGTTGCGGAGCTCTCTCCTCTGCAGCAGCAGGCTTATTCGCAGGTGCAGGCGGCGCAGGGTGCTTTCCAGCCGCAGATGGACCAAGTGCAAACTGGCCTGTCTGGACTCAGCAGCGCGACGACCGCAGATCAGCTGCGTGAAGCTCAGGCACGCTACCTTCAGCCGGAACTCGTCTCGCAAAATCTGCAGGCAGGCCAAGACCTGTTTGGTCAAGCGGCAGGAACCACTGCACAGGCTCTCAGCGAGCGTGCTTTGCAGGCAGCGAATCCTTACCTGCAGACAGCCGCGCAGACTTCCGCGAGCCAAGTCGGTCAATACATGAACCCCTATCAGCAGGGTGTTCTTGACGTGATCGCAAAGCAAGGCGCGCGCAACCTTCGCGAGCAGCTTCTTCCGAATGTTTCCGATCAGTTCATCCGTGCTGGACAGTTCGGTTCTGGTCGCATGGGAGAGTTCGGCTCTCGTGCGCTGCGTGACACGCAGGAAGCAATCCTCGACAAGCAGGCGGCTCTCGCGAGCCAAGGCTACCAGCAGTCGCTCAATGCTGCGCAAGCAGACCTTGCCCGGCAGGCGCAGTTGGCTGGGACCGTTGGCAGCATTTCCGGTGCAGACCTTTCTCGTGTTCTTCAGGGAGCCGGACAGTACGGCAACCTCGGTCAGATGCAGACGCAGGCGGGACAGGCGCAGCAGCAGTTCGGTCTGTCGGCTGCTCAGCAGGCTCAGGCAGCTCAGGCGCAGGACTATGCTCGCCAGCAGCAAGTCTTGAACGACATTGCGAACGCTGCGAAAATGAATCAGGCCATGAGGTACGCAGACACTGCTGCTCTCGAGTCTGCCGGACTTGCCCAGCAGAACCAGATGCAGCAGCAACTCAGCGCTGCCCAGAAGCAGTTCGAGGCGGAGCAGCTTTATCCGAAACAGCAGCTCGATTTCCTCAGCACCCAAATTCGCGGCATGGCACCGATCACTCCGCAGACTCAGACGGATCAAAAGACCACGACTGGTGCAACGTATTCGGCATCGCCGCTGTCTCAACTGGCGAGCGGTCTTGCGCTGTACAAAGGTCTTTCCAATCTGAACACGTAAGAGGCAGCTATGGGATACGAGCTCAATCGCCTGATGAAACAGTACGGGATTAGCACCCCGACTATTTCTTCTTACACTGGTCAGCAAATGCCGACCGACAAAGCTGCCTCCGATTATTCGCAGAAACTTGCGCAATACGAGGCAGACAGAGCAGCCTACGACAAATACGTCGATGAGTACAACCGTCGCCTTTCTGGCGCACCGATGTACATGCAGAGTCAGTTCCAGACGAAAAAGATGGATGGTCCTCCGACCACCGTCGGAGGTTTGTACACCAGCTTCCTTGGGCGCGAGCCGGACGCTGAAGGAATGAAATACTGGAACGAGCAGTTCGGCAACAAAGCGATCGGGCCGACGCAGATCGCACAGTTCGTCAAATCTGCTTCCCCTGAAATCTACGACCGCAACCTGCAGAGCAAAGTCGGCCAGAACATTTACAATGCGACTGGCAGCTATTACGGCGACCAGCTCAAATATCCGACGTTTTCGCCGCTTGCTTCGATTGCCAGCGCGACCAACAGTGGCACGTCTACGGATCAGAGCACATCAAACTCTTCTGCGGCAGTCACCCCCGGATCCACGAACATCTCTCTCGCCCCTGCGGACGAAAACAATTACACTGGAGGTGTAGAGTTTTCCAATGGTGGGGCAGTGCGCAAATTCTCGCGCGGCGGGGTGAACGACCTTGGTCTCCCGAAGC